TTTTTGGTTTTTTTGGGGTGGGTGGGGTTGATTTTTTTTTGTATATAAATTTTTGGGGGGAAATGGTTGAAGGGGTGCTGCCTGCTCCGACAGGGCAGCACCCCTTCGCTGTCACCCAAGCTACCAAGTGTAGTAGTGACAGGTTCACTATAACGGTCCTCAGGAGGTGTCCTAAAAGGATCTCGTTATATTTAATATATCATATAATGTTCCTATGGCAAATACGGGAAATAAAAAATCGGGGAAGAAACAGAAGCGCACAGCACAGAAAAGAGCGAAATGGTCGGCTGAAGATTTACAGCGTTTTAAAGATCGGGATCAACTTAGGTCTTCTTCTTTTAATAGCTCTCAGAAGCGTCCAGATCGTTTTAATTCTTTTTTATCTAGGAGTGTGGTTGTGTGGGAGGAGTGCTGATCTTTTATTTTGTTGTGTTTTTTCCGCAAACCTTTATGTTGTTTGGGGAAACACCTAAAAAAGCTGGTTCACCAAAACTTGGTTAGTCAAAATGTTAGTTGCCACATTTTTGGGGTCGCCACTTGTGGACCGAAAGGGTATCGAACCCCCGACCTACTCGGTGTAAACGAGTTGCTCTACCACTGAGCTATCGGTCCTAGACTTCTATAAATATACACTCACCAGGGCACTCTTCTGCTGCTGCAACAACATCATCCAGCATACTATCAGCGAATTCGGCAGTTCCTTCCGCCATTTTTAACATAGGCTCTTTACCCTGGCCGCTAGGACCAAAGAGATTGGGCCAAGAAGGATCTTTTACATAGGCCAAACCGTCATCGTGCATCATAAATACCTTGGGCGCCAACTCGGTGCAAATACCATCACCAGTGCAAAGATCTTGGTCAATCCAAACTCTCATAATATTATTATATCATCACGGAATTTCATTCAGTCCCTGACGAAAATTAATATTCATAATGAATCTATATGGATTTAATACTGGGCTACTTGATGCATGTAGAATTGACCCATCAAATATGATAGCCCTACCAATAGCTGGCTGAACCATATCTATAATTTTATATTCATTATTAAAGAAATATGTTGGCCCGTCACAATCATTAATATAATATAAGCAAACAAGATGAGGAATTTTTTTCCCATCATCATATTTCATATCAGTATGAGGAATATGAGGTTCATAATTATTATATGGCGGATAGGGGGTTGTTAAATTTACTTTACATCTAAAAAATGTAATTTTACCGTGGATTCTCTCTAGTTGTTTTAAAAGGGGTAAAGCGATATTGAGATGAGGTGAGACATTGTTTTCTCCTTCCATGTAGAGATAATGTGAAAATTGGACGGGAGCATGGAATCCTCTATCTAAAAAAAACTTGTCATCAGTAAAAATATGAGAAGAATATAATCTATATGCAAATTTTCTATCTGCAACATATTCCAGCAAATTGTATTGCTCTTCTGGAGTAAGAAAATTATCTATAACTTTCACTATGGTGCAACTCTTTCATTGCGTATCCAAGCTTCATATGTAAACGGCATTATAGAACTAAAAATTTTTTCAACTTCAATAGCATAGTCCCGAATATCTTTTTGGGCAGAAGAGTTATTTCTTAAACTGAGGAAGTTCATAAGCGAGCGTGCGTTGACTGTCCAATAAAATTGTGTATAAGTAGAAACTGGAAGTACTACGCGCGCAAGTTCTTTTGCGATTCCAATATTAATAAGCATATTATATGCGTTATACGATGTTGTATTGATGCTATCAATAATTTCTTTTGCACGGCTAGCTGTTTCGGAATCAACTGGAGTAAAGCTATATGATCCTGGTTTACCAATTTGTTTTCTTACATCCTCAAGATTGGGTGTAAAGAATTCATTTGGTACTTCGCTGTAGCGTGCAGAAAATTCATTGAACGAACCAATCCTATGTCGGAACCATTCACGAGCAACAAAAATTGGACACTTGATATGGAAACGAAATGAATTATGTTCAAATGGAGTTCCATGTCTTTCGCGCATCAAAAAATTAATAAGACCAATTCCAGAATCATCAAGTGCATCAGATGATTTAGCAAACGAAACTCTGGCGGCATTAACAACAGAAAGATCGTCGGCCATATGTGCATCAAGTCTTACAAAACCAAATTGAGACATTGTTTTTCCTCCGTGCGCCCTATGGGGATCGAACCCATGACCTGCGGATTAAAAGTCCGTTGCTCTACCAACTGAGCTAAAGGCGCTAGTCTTTGCCTAATCTCAGCTGCGTTTGTACCGCGATACATTCTTCGCATGTGACCAAATCGTTGTTGACGGTGTGGTAGTAACTGCCATCTGATAATCCGCATGCCGTTCGTTCATAGACTTGACTATAGCCGCCAATCGCCCGATGCACAACTGCCTGAGGAATATTTTTAAAAAACTTCATTTAAACAGATACATCAGAAATAATTTATATTTATTGTGCAGCGCATTTTTTTATCTGTGCATGTTGTGCTTGTGTGCTCAATATCTGATGTCATTATAAGCAATCTATTTGAAATAGATTGAATTGATTTTATTTCATTATTTATGTTTAATAGAGTTTCTCCATTATTGTCATTAACATAATAAATTGCTGAATACGACTCCCATTTATAATCTCTATGCATTCCGTGTATATATTTTTCTTCGGTTCTTGGATAAAGATTTGCTTTAATTCTTATTAAACTTTTCAATACATATTCATTATCAAAGTTTTTCATATTTTCTAATATTGGTAAAACAATATTTAAATATTCTGATTTTACAAAATTATCAATATAAAAAGTATGACAAAAAAATAATTGATTTTTATCTAATTTATTTTTAAAATTATTACTTTGGACATAATCATAATAAAACCAAGGAAAAGCAGACGAATCTAAAATACTATTTTTTATTTCTGCATGATTTTGTTGCGATAAAAAATTATCTATTATTATATAACTCATATTGCTCCCAGAGTAGGGCTCGAACCTACGACCAACGGATTAACAGTCCGACGCTCTGCCAACTGAGCTATCTGGGAATAGTAAAAAATATTATTTTTTTATAAAACACCAAGTATTATCAAATACGCTATATCTATTAATATTATTTGAATTAAAAAAATATTCGACTTCTTTTCTTACGCTATCACAATCCCAATCATGGCCAGCGAATAAGCCATTATGTTTTAATTTTGGATACCAAGAGGTCATTTCTTCATAGATTTCGCCAGGTTTCATATAGGAATCAAGAAATATAAAATCAAAATAACAATCAGTTATTGTTTTTACAACTTCTTGAGATTTTTCATGATGAAAAATAACTTTTTCTGCATGGCCTGAATATTTAATATTGTGCATTGCGGTAATTTTTGCAAAATCAATTTCTTTTTCATCAATAACATATAAAGGATTTCCATCATATTCATATTTTAAATAATCAATATATGGCATATATGGATCAATCCCATGTAATTCAACAATATTTGGACACTGTTGTAAAAATGTACAAAATGTCAATCCTGTTGATACTCCAATTTCGATTCCAATAATCTTTTCTGTTAAAAGAAGATTTATTAAATGGATTATGCTTTGACCATCTGCATTTTTATTATTAAAATTATTATAATATTTCATTGAGCCCGATGTAAGGATTGAACTTACGACCTACCGCTTACAAGGCGGTTGCTCTGCCACTGAGCTAATCGGGCGTTATTCTTTAGGTATAGCAAATAAAAATTGTGACATACAAACTCTTTGTGAATAATTTTTATTATTACTTATAATTGGCATGACTTGATGCCGCAAAGAACCAATCATTGTTATACACATATTATGCTTAATTTGTATTTCTAAATTTGCTTGGGGAAAATAAAGTTGTCCTCCAGTAAAATCGTTATCTCTTAAAAAATATGATAACACGGTTATTGGTGAAAAATCTTCGTGTGAACCATAGTGATCTTTATTTGAATAATAAGAAAGCAAAGTCACATCAAGATTTACTATTTCAAATAGTGACCATATTATATTTTTTTGTATTAGCAATTGTACGATGTTTTTATCAAAAATTTTTCTATTTATTGATAAAATTTTTGATTGTGCTCTATTTTCTAAAAACAGGTAGTCTAAAAATATTCCCATATTTTGTTTGATAGCTTTGCCATCTCGATATGCAGTGCCAGTTTGATCTGGTGGTAATGAGAAATATTCTAAAATGTTTATTTCTTTCATTATTATTTCCAATTCTTCATTAGAATAAAAATCTTCTATTATCAAAATTGGAAAATTTTCGATTGGGCTATATATATTCATAATTACTCTAAAATATCATTATCAGTATAATCAAAATTAAAAGAAATAATTGTTTTTAATACATCTGATTTAATAGGAGGAGAGCGGTGTAATAAAAGTGATGGGAAAATAATTACATCACCCTCTTCAGCATTGAATTTAATAGGATTTCCAATGTCTAGAAAGTCTAAATATTCAGTAATATTTTCTTTTTGACATTCAACATAATAAACACCGCTATATGTACAGCCATGATGAAGATGCCAAGAATGCTTATCATTTTTTTTATATTGCTGAAACCATATATTCATAATTATTGGATTTTTATATGGAATATAATTTGTTAGATTAAATAAAATTTCTTGAATGTATTTTTTAATATAAATAACCCATTCCCTATCAAAATTTGTAGAATCTTTATAATCATAATTATATATTGAATCAATATTGATATTTTGATTATTCTTATTTAATCCAAATTGTCTATTTGATAATATATTATTATTAAAATAATTTAATAAAATTTTTTTATGGATATTATGATTTTGCATTTTAATAACATAATAATATATATTTAAATTATTAAACTTAAATACATTATCTGACATATTCAATCCATGAAGTCAAAATATATTTATCTTGTTTTAGTGGTGGATTTCCTCTATGAGTATGTGTGTAATACGCTGGGGCAATTACAATTGTCCCAGCTTTTGGTTGTACTCTTAATTTTTGATAAAGGAATTCAGTTTCACCGCCTTCTTCAATATCATTCAAATACGCAATTACAAACATCACTCTTTTTGACATTCTGATTGAATCATTTTCAAAATGGAATGTGTGATACCCACCCCCTGGTGGAGTTTTTTGGATTTTTAAATATCCAAATGCAGTTTGAGCCATCAAAATATTAAAAGGATATGCTTCAATATATTTTGGATAACAATGTTCCCAAAAAATATGTGAGAAATCATCCCAAGCATTTGGAAAATCATCATCATTAAAAATTAATGAATTATTATTTTCAAGAAAGTGTGTTTGATCGCCAATCATCACAGATTTATCAACTGCTTTCCAATGGCTTCTCGTCATTACTATATTTTGTCTAAATTCAAAATAATTAATTAGCCATTCGCATAGCTTAGGTGATATTGCGTTTTCAAAAATTCCAATATGTTCTGTAATTGTTACTTTAATTTGCTCATCATGTTCTTCTGACATTTATACCTCGTAATTAATATTTATAGCAATTCTTCGTTGATGTAAATTAGGTGTAGTAGAAGCGTGATATATTGAACCATCAAAAACCACAGCAGAGCCTTTTTTTGGCGTGACACGATATATTTCTTTATATTCATTATTAAATTTATCATAAAATATAGTATCACCATCTGTATCATGAACGTAATATAATAAAACTTTATGTGGAAAATAAAAATCAATATGTGGTGAATGAGTTATATTTTCATTTGATACTTTAACTTGCATACCTATTCTAATTCTTAGAATATTTTTTATCTGTAAATTTGTATTTGATTCTAAAAAATAAGTTATTGGTAATAAATCTTTAAAAAAAATAGAATTTTCTTTACCATTAAAATATACGGTATGAAAAAAACCGTATTGATTTAAATTTTTATATATTGCATTTTGATCGTCACTATCGTATGCGATATTATCAACAAAAAAATATGGGAATCCCTCAGATGTGACAAGATTTTCTATAGCATTTTGGTAATTAAGTGGTAAAAAATTTTCCAAATATTGTATTTCTGAATTCACTTAGTGCTCCCACTGGGACTTGAACCCAGAAACCTTGCGGTGAAGGATTTTAAGTCCTCTGCGTTTGCCGATTTCGCCATAGGAGCCTATTTTACCTTTTTTTACTGACCCTGCGCTGTGACTTTTTACGCTTTACTCTAATCTTTCTACCTTTTGGTATATCTGGAAGTGGGAAATGGGGTGCGATTGCTTCTGCTATATTATCGATTACACGCTCTTGCTGGTATTCTAAACCATTTAAAGTTGAGCGAATGATCTTTGTACCGCCTGGATCTTCTTTAATTGGGTCAAGGATCTCCTGTGCGGCTTCGGTAATAGGTGCAAAATGGCAATGTAGCAGTTCGTGGATGATAGTTGAACGCAATTCTTCTGGTTTTTGTTTTTTAAAATTTTTATTTAGCTGCATTTTAGCGTACTGTTGACCAAATACAACATCAATTTCACCTAAAGAGTCGCTTGCGCAAGGTTCTGCAAGTACAATAATATTCCAATCAGTCAATTTCAAAGATTTTTTTAGACGATTAACATATCTCAATACCCAAGGATCAAGCTGTTGGGGTAAATTTTTGCGTTTAGATGACTTTTGAGCCATAAAATATTATGAAAGCAGTCGCCAATCAGTCCAAGTACCATCAATTGGGGTAAAACCATTATTCCTATCAAGGACAATATGCTGATAGTATTCAAAATCAAAAAATTTTTCAATTTCAGTGAGCGTTTTTAGTATATTTAGCTCTCCACAAGTATATAAATCAAATTGCAGAAGTCCAGGATTTTGCTCATCCCACATATGAAACGCAATATGTGATGTTTCAATCATTACAGAAGCAGTAATCCCACGGTTGCCATCAGATTCTACATATTTAGCATATGGACCACGAACAATTTTCATATCAATTGCTGCAACGAGATGCTCAAGCCAAGCAACAACTGTTTGTTCATCATAAATTGGGTTTCTGACGAGACCCTGAAGAAGCAAATGTTTATGTTGGATAGCCATCAGTTTTTCTCCAACTGATAAAGAAATGTTTCATTCAACCACATGAATGCAATAATTGAATATCCAACAATATCCATCAATGTATCAAAAAGACTTTCGTTCTCTACTGCATTTTCATAATCTTGCTTCATCAAAAGATTTTCAGCTCTCGCAACTTTATCATGAACACGAATTACAAGACCAGTAATACCAAATTTTGCAATATTATTATGACCATAATCTCTTTGTTTATTGATTACAGTTGTTACAACATGTGTAAGTAAAATATCTTGATTAAATATTTGTTTCGCCATAGCAATCGCATTCATGCTAAGGGCAGCCCAATACTGTTTATGAGAATCTACACGACTAGTGCCGCTACTTTCAAGATAAAGTTTAGAAAGAATATATTCATCAATTGCATGGCGAAGATTAGTTGCTGGTCTGTATTCCACATTAACAAATCTCTGCTGTGTTAAATGAAAACTTGAATATAGTTCTGTTGCTGATTGATAAGCAGCCGCTTCCCAAGTCGTGACTGGTGCATCCTTTGAATAAAGTAGCGTCATATAATCCTCCTCAAGAAACGGCTGCTTACAAAATCACACGCTAACGATCTTAAACTGACCGCGCCTAACCTTCTCAAACATCTGGTTGTTTGCCTTGACGAAGTTGTAGAAGGTCGGAAGCGAAATATTCACATCAGCCGACACCTGAGTGGCGGTTACGACCTGCCCAACATTCTTCTTGACATAATCCATAATGTCACTCTGCTTGGACTTAGTATTAGTAGTCACTTGTTCACCTCCTTTGAGGATTTTCTTAAAACCGAACTGTCCCCAGATTGTAGCAGCAATGTCTCGGGGAAGGGAGTAGTAGGAGGCAGTTTTTTCAAAACTCCATCCTTTGAAGTGACCGCGAATAACAGAATATGCAATACGCTCTCCTTCTTTATGGATCTTACCAATTTCTGAAATTGTATTAATAACTTTTTTCTCAAAAGCTTCAGCGGCCTTCATCGCCTGCAAACTGCTGACACTAATTTCGTGATATTGCTCCACTACCTCTCCTGATCTACTAAAATAATTATTCCGTTACTATCGAAAATTCTGCCAGCGGGTGATCCGAATTGCCCACATATCCAACAGGAAACATCACCATTATGATCGGACCACCACACTTGGCATTGATTACACTCTAGCATAAGAGGGAGCTGGGGTTGGTCCGCAGAAGAATTTGTTTTAAAATTATTTCCAGACATAATTATAGCCGATCCCTGCACTCAGTCTAACCTATACGGAATAGAAAAAGCCAAGAATCGGCTATAAAAATTTTTTACTTCTTTTTAGATTTTACTTTACTTGTAGGATGATCTAATACTAAGTGTGAATCTAATTTATGTTCTACTTTGTCAACTTTAATATCTACATTGTGTACATCTGTGTGCAGATCAATAAGTTTTTCCATGACTTTGCCATGATCTTCTTTATTTTCATTTCTGCCTTTTTGTACTAATGCAATGACTATGCCACCGATTGCTGTAATCAGGGCAACATAAATCGCTTCCATAATTTACTTCGTAAGAAGAAAGTTAGCAATCATCTCTGCATCGAGATCAAGTTTGCCGTGCTTGTTCTCATAAGTCTTGAGAATCTCAATAAGATCATTCTTCTTTACTGTTTCTGACTTAGCATCACCATCAACTTCCTGAGCTCTGGGTGCTGTGGAGGCAGGCTCCCCAGTAGTGCCAGAATCTGAACCACCAAGTGTCTGCTTTGACTCGTCAAGCATAAATGTAACATCCTTGACAGCTTTAGTTAAAGAGTCAATCTGCTCCTGATGATAGGATGCCGCTGCGAGCGCCTCCTTCAGAAGAAACTGATGCTTGAGAACCATTTTCTCGGCATCATCAACGGGAATTCTAATAACCTTCATTATTTCCTCCTATTTACTCTGTAATTAAAGACTCGTCTATAATCCAAAGTTTGCAAATAGCTTCTGGTTCAATTGTACCAGAAACTATTTCACATCCACGACCGCCTTCGTAAAATATGCAATTAGCACAAACCATGCCTTGGGCTTTGAATGGGTTTGCCTCGCCAGAAGCATAATGAGCGCCGTTGGCTCCAGATGTTTGGTCCCATTTCCCATATTTTTCAGCGATATACTCATACATTTCATATTGCGCCTGCTGGCGAGGCTTAAGAGTTAATTCGACATCTTCCATTTCATCTTCGGACTCTTCTTCCATTTCTCCATTCATTTCATCTTCTGATTTTTCATCTTCTAACTCTTCATTCTCTTCCATATCGTCATTTGCAGTTACAACCCCATCTGGGATGAGAGCAAAGCGACACTTGCCGCCATCTTCAACCTGTTGGGCAAGAACTGAGCAAGATCCATTCCCTTTATATAATAAACAATTTTTACACATCACACCAATTTCTTTTTCATCATTTTCCGCCGCTGGCTCATAATCAACCCAAATGCCACTGCCTTCTTGATCAAAAGGACCATACTGATACGCAATGGCTGTTAAAGCAGTTGCAAGCATTGCTTCTTGTTCTGCTACATCTTCTGCAATTTTTTTAATGTTCATTAGTTGTTTACTCTCCGATATTTACCACCGCGTTTTTTATACTCACGGACCAGCCATGCATTTGCATATGCCGAAGGATATACATCAAATTTTCTTTTAGCTTCCGCCTTTACTCTAGCATAAAGCTCTGGATTTGTTGGAATATTCTTTGATGCTTTTTTAATTGTCGCAACATTGATTGGTTTTTTATCTTGTCTTGCTGTCGTAGATTCAGCTCTTCTTTTGCGACGGATTGCAGAAGCTATCTGTTCTGGAGTCATTCTTGCTGCTCTTGATGCAGGAACGCATTTTGGATATTTGCCAGTGCTTGCATCTCTACGACCACATGGTTCAAATCCACCACCTGGTTTTGGGCGAGAAAGATCAACCCAGTCTTCATTAAACCATTCTGTTAAACTTTTTGCAACAATATCTGCGATCTCATCAGCAAATTTCATTATTCTATTTTTTTTCTTTTTTTTCTTATATCCCTGTTGTGGGTTTTTCAATCCACTTTCCATATGAGCTGTTGAGACCTCATTCATTTTTTCTTTAAAATTTCCACCCTCAACGGCATAACCTTGAATATAGGCTTTTTGTTTAGCATAATTTTTACTTTTTTCATTGCCAGATGTATATGTATAGCATTTACCACGGTCGCCCCATTTATAACCAGGCTTACCGCCTAACGAGCATGATTTAACTGGCATAATTATTATATTTTACCATTATTTATAGTAACTAACCAAGTCTTCTCTTGACCATCTTTGAACTGGCATTTCAATATCAAAAAAGTAATGAAAGGCATCTTCCGAAGAATAAATTATTCTTGCATAAGCTTTTCTTGCACCCTCGTCATAAACAGGGCAATCTGCGTTTTTACAAAAATATAAAGCTTTGTATTGATATTTATCTTGCTCCCAATGAATAGCATTAACAACAACCATTTTTTTTAAACAAAATGGACAAACTCTAGTTGGATATGGAAAATCTTTATTCACTTTCCCCAGAATCATTTGGCTCCTCTTTAAAAACTTTATTTCTTAAAATATAATCAATTATTTCATCAATTTTATTTTTTGCTATTTCTATGCCATCCATTAAAGCATTTAATTCTGAAATTGTCATTGGATATGTATCTTCTGGAGACATAATAAAAAATGATGGCACATATCCATTTTCATATGGAATTGCTTTAATTATTATTTGAAGGCTTTCAATTTCTTCGTATTGGGCATCGTCACCATAACTAATTATTTTCATTATTTTGACTTCTTTTTGAGAAAATTGTTAAGTTCATTAATCGTAACAGATGGCTCTGAACTTTTAACTTTTGTATCTTTTGTTTTACGACCAGCATTAGCTAATGCAGTAAACCATTCGTATGTTAAAACTATAATAATAATTTGGTGCCAAGCAAAATCTCTCTGCAGAAGATATTCTAAAGAATATTTAGATCCTAAAGTTGCGATAGATGTCCATAAAACCCAATAAAAAATAGCGTTCATAAAACCTCCGCTGTAAGCATATCAAAGTTTTCAAAAAATTTTCTGGAAAGCGATGAAAAATTGAAATTTTCATGGTATGCTTCGCATGCAAGGCAGGCGAAGTACTCTATTATACTTAGTATACTAAGTATACCTATGTGTACTTAGTATGCTAAGTATACTAGTCGTTGCTCGTAATTTAACTAAAAGAATGGTAGTGTGTAGATATGCACATCATCGCTATCGTAGAGTCTGATGATTATGGTCCTGTAGCTGTTCTTGACCCCGACTTTATTACGGTAATGAAATTTGATGATTTTTATCTTGCTGCTACAAGATGTGTTTATACAAATTCCCCGATTACTTGCGAAATTTCTGAAGAAACGGCACTTGACCTTATAAAAAAAGGTGTAAAATGTTTTGGAGTTTCTTCTGATAGTCTTCCAGTTGAAACAGATATTGCGGAGAACAAAAAAGAGCAGTAATCAATGAAAAAAATTAGTTGGTTTAGTCTGAACTATGAAGATGTTTCGGGCGAGCACTGGTATAGCCAGGGCTACTACAATGCTGCGCTTTCAACAATTAAAGGATTGAATGAAAAAAATTGTGCAGTTTTTTATAATCGTGAAGACATTCCATTTCATGTAAATTTTTGTCCAGCAACTTATTATCAATATAATTCAAAATATACAGTTGGCTATTCTCCTTGGGAGTCAACAAAAATTCCAGATCATTGGATTTACAATATGCGCAGATGTGACGAAATCTGGGCGACATCTGAGTTCACAAAAAATGTTTATGAAAATTCTGGGATAAGTGCCAATGTCCATGTAATTCCTCACGGCGTCTCCCCAGAGTTTGAAATTTTTGAAAGAGAATTAACGAATAGATTTATTTTTTTGCATGTAGGTGGAGATTCAAAAAGAAAAAATGCACAGATGGCTGTTGATGCTTTTCTTGAATTATTTGAAGGCAAAGATGAATATCGTTTAGTAATGAAATATAACAAATTTTGCTATGCTGAAATTTATATGGAAGATCAGCTTGTACCCGCAACATATCATCCTCAAATTATTGGTATGCCAGATCAAATGTCTACAGATGAACTTGTCAGGTTATATCACAAATCTCATTGTTTAATTTATCCGACAATGGGTGAAGGTTTTGGTTTGATTCCTCTTGAAGCTATGGCTACTGGACTTCCTACTATTGTGACAAATGCTACTGGATGTAAAGATTACGCTCATTTGGCAATTCCTCTTCAGTCTTCTTTTATTAAAGCTGAATGGAATAATCAGTTATATAATTCCGATACTGGAGAATGGGCAAGTCCAAATTTTGAACAATTGCTTAATCTTATGGAAAATGTTGTTGACGAATATGATGAATTCAAAAAATTTGCAGTGAAATCTGCAAGAATCATTCATTCGGAATGGTCATGGGCCTCCACTGCTGATAAAATTCTAAAACGCTTGGAATTCTACGAAAATTCTTTGCAGTAATCCTTAGTACAATTTTTTTCAGTCAGAACAATTTTTTGATAAACTATATTCTTCATTTGGAGGTGTCCTTTGACTATTCTTACTGCTGATTTTCTGTCCACTTACGCAACTAAACAGCCGCCTTGGGGTTTTGGTGGTCTTGGCGAAGTGGTTTATCTTCGTACATACAGCAGAAAGATTGATGGCACTGATCGTAGTGAAACATGGGTTGAGACTATTTCTCGTGTAATTAATGGAGCAGTAGAAATTGGTGTCCCCTATACGGAAGAAGAGGCTCAAAAACTTTTTGATCATATGTTTAATCTTCGGTGTTCAGTTGCTGGCCGTGCTCTGTGGCAACTTGGCACTCCTCTTGTACAGAAATTTTCTGGCACTTCACTCAACAATTGTTTTTTTACAAACATTGAAAAAATTGAGGATTTTGAACTTCTTTTTGATTATTTGATGCTTGGTGGTGGTGTTGGATTTTCGGTGGAGAGATCAAAGATCCATGACCTGCCGAAAGTTAAACAAGTTGGAAAGATAATTGCTGAAAGAACTAATGATGCAGATTTTATCGTTCCTGATTCTCGTCAGGGATGGAGGACACTGCTGCACAAAGTTCTTGAAGCGTATTTTGTGACTGGTAAAGCATTTTCATATTCAACGATTCTTATTCGTGAATTTGGAGCGCAACTGAAAACATTTGGTGGCACTGCTTCTGGTCCTGGCGCGCTCGTAGATGGAATTGAGGATATCTGCAAGGTTCTTGATAACCGTATTGGTAAGAAACTTCGTTCTATTGATGTATTGGATATTTGTAATATTATTGGTCGGATTGTTGTTTCTGGGTCATCTCGTCGGTCGGCACAAATTGCAATTGGCGATCCCGATGATATTCTTTTTATTCGGGCAAAAAATTGGGCAACTGGTGATATCCCTGCGTGGAGAGCAAATAGCAATAATTCTATTTATGCAGATGCATATGAAGAAATTCTTGCCGAGCTTTGGAAGGGTTATGACGGTTCTGGAGAACCATACGGTCTTGTAAATCGCAAGCTTGCACGCACATACGGCAGACTTGGCGAGAAGTCGCCAGATCCTACAATTGAGGGCTTTAATCCGTGTGCAGAAATTGCTCTTGGCGATGGCGAGTCTTGCAATCTTGCAACTATCTTTTTGCCAAATGTTGAATCATTGGATCAGTTTAAAGAAATTTCAA